AGAATTTATTAATTCCTTCAATGTCTTCTTCGATTGCTATAATAGGTTTGCCTCTGTCTTTCTTAAATACTAGAGCAGGCTTTCTATTCATTTCTTTTGCTTCTCTAAGCGTTTGTTCCCACCAAGAGAATATGTTATTTGATTTAGCTGATAGTAGGTTCTCTTGAATTACTGTGTCTTTAAAAGACTTGCATTCGAAACAGTAGTAATAGTGGTTAGTTAGGCAATATAAATCACCTTTCATTGTACCTGCTCCGCTAAGTGGAACTCTGTCCCACTTAACACCAGTTTTCTCAGTAAGCATATTTCTCACAAAATATTCGAACCTAGCACCTTTAGCGGATTGTTTAGACGCCATTATTAAATTCCTCTACATTAAAATAGCTTCCCTTCTTTAGATTATCTTTAGCAGGTAAGTACTGTAGATTACTAATAACGTGCAAACCACTAACTAGTTTACCTTTTAATGGTATTATATGGTCTACATGGTAGCCTTCAGGACACGCCGCATAGAAAGCACATAGCGCCTGTCTCTCACTCTCTCTAGACCTGGTTCTAAGCCTAGACCTCCTTGCTGCACTAGCTTCTTTATAGCTTTCAGGGTTCGCTTTATAGTGCTTTTTAACATACTCCCTATGCCTATCCCTATTTTTATCTCTATAGTCGGCTAAACAAGGCTGACAGTTATTTTGCCCTTCTAGGAACATACTTATCGGCTGTAGGTGTTTACCTAAGCAGCATCTTTTAAATCCTATTAGTAAGTACAGAGCGACTTTCCAGTCCCTTCCTCTAGGTTTTTCTATTAATATATTCCTATTAAGCAACGTTCTCCAAGACACTTGGTTTTTCCCAAAGTCGCTTATAGACGATTCCTCGTTATTTAACCATTCTATAAATATAGGTTTTACATCTTCCTTAGATCTAAAACCTGGATTAAATAAGCAATTAGATTCTAGGAATTCCCATACAAGAGAACCTTTTGCTGACTGCTTACTTCCCACTCTTTATTTCCTCTGCTAACCTATCAATAAGAGCATCTTGAATCTGAGCCTTAGCGTCTAATAGCTCTCTAAGTTTCTCTTCTTGCTCTTTTTCAGGCAACACATAAGGCTTGGTTTGCAAAACTTGCATAAAATTATCATCAAATGGGTCTACATATACTACTTGAGCATACTTATAAGCACCGCCTAATATTAGTTCATCTATTTTTCTAGATAGTTGCTGCAAGTTATTAGCATGGAGTGTTTTCTTTATTTGCATTTTGAAGTTTTTCCTTCTTTAACTATAGATACCGTGTCTGCTAAAGGATGCTCAAACCCGTGGCTAACTACTACTGAGTTAAGGTTCTGCTCTTTAACCAAAATATCTATTAAATTCTCTCTAGACTCTACGTCTAGCACAGAAATAACTTCATCTAAGAATAGTATATTAATACTTACTTTAGAGATTGAAGTCATCATCTTCCTTACTGCTAGTAAGGTAGCTGTGTTAATATTGTTGAACTCACCACTAGATGCTGAGTTTATATCGATTTCTTCACCGTGTTGGAACACTACTATACGAAGTTTAGAATCCTCAATCTGGAATCTAATGTTGAAGTCGCCATTGCTTAGTAGAACTAAGTATTCGTTAATTAATGCTTCAAATACTTTAATGTTAGATTCTATTTTATACTGCACAAGACCTTTCGGGCCGAATGCACTCTCTAGTATCTTCACATCTTCTAAATAAGCTTCGTATTCTCGTATAGACTCTTGAGTAGATTTTAGTTTCTCTTTAGCTTGAGCTACTAACTCTTTTTGTGCTTCGTATTTAGCAATTTGCTTAGCGCGCATAGTGTTGTGCTGTTCAGCTTGTTGCTTAGCAACAGTTTGTCTATTGTATTCAGCAGTAAGTCTAGTTATTTCGTCCTCAACAGAGTCAGGTAAAGCATCCGGCTTTTCAGTATTTTCTAGTGCTTCTTGTGCGTTTTCAAAGGCTGTTTTAAGGTCTGCTTGCTTCTCTACAAGTAATTGATGCTTGGAATATTCACTAGCTTTGCGATTACCTTCTTCATGCTCTCTTTGCTTACCTTGTTGGTACTCTACGAGCTCATTCAGCTCCTTTTTAAGGCATAGTAAATGTTCTTGTTTACTTTCGCTGTCCGGCAATTCTTGTCCACATGCGGAACATTTTCCTACTCCGGACTCTAGCTCCCTAATACTCTTTCTTAAAGAGTTAATTTGTCCTTGTACATTTTGAGCTTCTTTGTATAGATTTTTTAAATGCTCAGTATCGGGAGCTTCTGGTTCATCTTTCGGTAATTCAAAAGCTTCCCATGCTAACTTAGCTCCTTCCCTAGCTTTCAAAGCTCTAGCATATCGAATAGTTCTTTCTTGAATTTTTTCACGCTGAGACTCTATAGCTTTAAGATTCGCAATCTCGTCTCTAATAGTTTCGTCTACTACAGGTACTTCTTTTGCATCATACGTAACCTCAATAGCTCTGTTAGACTTTATTTCGGATTCTTTGGCCGCAGCGACGGCCTTATGTCCTGTTAATACATCTTTAGCATCTTTCACAACTTCTTTAATTCTGTTGTGAATAGTAACGTACTTGTCTAAGGATAGAAGCGATATTAAGAACTCTTTTCTTTTAGAGTCAGTAGCTTTCAAGAAATCCAAAGAGCTGTTCATTGACTGATACACTAACTTACTAAATGTGTTGAAATCTAGTTTTAAAATTTCCGTTTCTAACTTTTTGTAAGTCTGAGTAGGGGTGTGTCCTGATATATCTTCCCCGTTTTTAGTTAGCGTAAGTTTTGTACTGCTCTTTACTACTTTCTCTAGTATATATTCGTCACCGTCTACGTCGAACTCAACGGTACCTGAGTAATAGTTAGCGTCCGTGTATCGGTTTTTTATATCTGCCTTTTTAGTGCCTCTAGAGTTTTTATTATACAAAAGCTCTTCAAGTATTGTCGGTATTGAACTCTTACCTGCACCGTTCTTACCTACAAGTTGAAGCACGTTAGAGTTGTTTAGGACAATCTCATTATTCTCTCCATAGGAGAACATATTGCTAAACTTTAGCTTTTTTATCGTAATCATACGTCGTCTACTCCTTGTAGTGCTTCTTTAAATATAGTAAGAAGTCTTGACATACCTTCTCCCTTAATATCCTTAACTCCTTTAAGATATGTCTGAAGCTCGTCGGATATGTCACCTGTTAGCTCTAGAGTTGGAGGAGTTACAATATCTTTTGCTACTTTCTTATCTAATAGTTCGTTATTCTTAACTTTAGATAGGTCGGCTAAGTTACCCTCAATCTCATAAAGAGTGTGGTGATACTCGCCAGGTATTGCGTCTTCAGGGTCGGTAATAGTAAGTCTTAATAGTTGTGGTAGGTTTAGCTCTTTCCACTCATGCTCTCCGGTATTAGAATCAAATAATATAATACCATTTGCTCCCTTTAATACACTTCTATGAAAGCTAGTAGTGTATGGGCTACCTGGATATATAAGATTTAACTGGGAGTTTTTACTAGAGTGTAAATCTCCGCAGAATACTTTTTCATAGTGGGAGAACTTGGAAAGTTCTACTTCTGGTTTAACGTGTGGTGGGATTTCACCGCGTACGTGTGTTACTGCTAGTGTAGACTTTGGAGTGCTCCAGCTATCTGAGAATAGTATGTTGTACGGAATGTAGTCTACATTGTTTATCGTCTGGAAATCTCTAACTAATGTCACATTAAGGTCTTTAAATATTTGCTCGCAAACTTCAAAGCAATCCTTTTTCTTAGTAAGCATTTCATGGTTTCCAGGTATTAAAATTATTTCTTCATGCTCTAGCGCTCTAAGGAAGTCATACATCAAACACACTTCTGGCATAGTAGGCTTAGCTACATCAAGTAAGTCTCCACCAATTACCAATGTTTTATCTTTGTATTCATTTAACTCTTTTGCTAGTAGCATTACTCGATTGTGTTGCCACTCACTAGGTACGTTCTTTTGTCCTAATTTTATGTGAATGTCGGCTACGAAAATATGATCCATGTAATTCCTTAAAAGAAGGGTGACTTTCGCCACCCTCTTCGAACTAATTAGTCTTCTAGTTCGTTCATTGCTTCTGCTGTCGCTTCTGCTTCAGACTCTGAGTTTTCCGCCGGAGCACCTTCTAGGTGAACTTTAAGACGAGCACGTTGGTCTTCTGCTGTTTCACGTGGGAAAATTTCAGCCATTGGTTTAAGGTCTTTAACCTTTTCCATGTACTCCTCTGAAAGAGGCTCAGATACAAAGCTGAATGGGTCTACATCGTAAGCTACGTTGAACACTTTAGGGCCAGTTTTCTTACGCTCTACTGTAATCCAGCAACCTTTCTCGTAGCTAGTTGGGTTGATTTTTTGCTTTTTAGCAAACTTGATGATATCTTGTAGCATACCTTTCTTAAGAGTTAGTACCTCTAGGTTGCCTGTTGCTTCGTTTAATACTTGGCAACGGTATCCCCAACCGCAACGTAAGTCATTACCTTTACCATCCTGTAGGTTAAGCTCTTTAACAGGGTCTGGTAGGCTAGAATTAAACTTCTCTGTGTTACGATCGAACTGCAAGCATTCAAATGAGCGGTCGTCGCCAGTTGCTCCTTTCACCCAGTAAAAGTAACCTGGTAGAATGTCACCAACAATACGGAAACGGTTAGTGCCGTCTTGTAGTTTCATGTAAGTAACTTTAGAACCTTTTTTAGCTTCGCCTTGTAAATCGTCAAATGATAGCATATGTATTTATTCCTTATTTAAAATAATTTCTGTTTCTGTTATAGTAATCAGGGGGT